GGAGTCGTTGACCAGAATGGTGGCCGGTACAATAATGACCCCGAACGAAGCCCGCTTAAAACTCGGCCTCGACCCCGTGCAGGGTGGCGACGAACTGCTGACCGACATCAACCAGGTGCCACTCAAAAACGTGCTTGAAGTAGCGTTGGCAAAATACCTCTCTTCTGAAGGCGAAAAGAACCAGGGCGATGCCGCCGCCCAAGCCGCCGACATCGAGGACGCTGCCGAAGTCATCGACGATACAAAACCAGCCCCAACAGGGACAGCAAAAACAGACACTAATGGACAGCCACAAGCATCTTGACCCATTTTTTACGGACGACACACCCGAAATCCGCTCCATCGAAGGCGGCGGCATGACTGTGCGCGGCTACTGGGCGAAATTCAACGTGCGCAGTCGCCAAATGACCACCAAAAAGGGCGTGAAATTCACGGAGAGCATCGCGCCGGGCGCATTCGACAATACCGATTTCTCTGATGTCGAGTGCTGCTACAACCATGACGAACGCCAATTTCTCGCTTCTGACCCAACTCTGAAATACGGTGTAGACAGCACTGGCGCATGGTACGAATATGAACACGACCCCACCGACCCTATCCACCAAACCGTCGTGCGCCGCATCCAACGCCGCAACGTCAAGGGCGCGAGTTTCCAATTTCCCCCACTCCCTGCCGACTGCTACGAAGTGCGAGATGAGGCCGGAATCAAACACCGTACAATCACTCGTTTCCCCCGTGTGGTAGAATTTGGCCCTGTGCGAACACCTGCTTACCCTGACACTACCTCCTACACCCGCTCGCTTGACGGCGCCTACGAAGCCGAACTAAACCCCACCCCGGCCCAAAAAGAGGCTGGCAACTTCAAAAAGGGTAGGGTGGTGCTGCATGGCATGCCTGTGGCGGTTGAGCATCCCATTGGCTCTTTCCGGTCTGGTACTGCTCCCGATGGCACCGCGTGGAAGGTCAAAATGGAAGCGCACTATGGCTATTTCTCTGGCTCCGATGCTGCCGACGGCGACAACGTGGACGTATTTTTTACCGACGATGCCGAACACGCTACAATGGCATGGGTAGTCGATCAGGTCAATTTGGATGGCTCTTTTGATGAACACAAATGCATCATCGGCCCCGACTACGAATACTCTGCCCGAATGCTCTACCTGAAACACTACGCTGCTGGCTGGCGCGGACTCGGCGCAATCATCCCCGTCCCGATGGAGTGCTTTCGATCTTGGATCATGGACGGCAAAACCAAATCTACCCCACTCTCCTATGTCAAGCCAGCCGAACCAACAGCCCGCGAAATCCAACTCCGACAATTCAAAGCCCTTCATCCGTAGGGTCATTTTTCACTCACTCACTTACTTTTAACATGAAAAAGCCTACTGCGGATGTCCTGAAACAGGCCCGCGAATCTCTGGCCGAGGCGATGGAGCAGCGAAGCGCAGCGCGTGAACTTGCTACCACTGCCGCCAACCGTCTCACCGCCCCCGACTTTTCGGAGGAAGTGGACGGTGCTGCGCTGAAAACCGCGCAGCGAAACTTCAAAAACCTCGAAACTCTGGTACAGGCGAAAACCGATGCCATTACGTCGCTGATTGGCGAACTGGAATTGGAGCAGCGTATGGGTGGGGAATCCGGCGGCACCGCCCCCGGTGTTTCCGTCCTACCTTCTGGCCGTCTCGGTGACAAATGGGAGGGCGCACGCTCAGAATTTCGCATGCTTCGCGCTGCAAAACTCCTCGGTGAGCGGAAGCCGCTCGACGGCCTCGAAGCCGAAATGCACCAAGAAGGGCAAAACGAAGTCCGTGACTTACGGCTTCCGGGCGCGTCTGGTAACCTGATCCTTCCCGAGATGCTGATCTCTGGTCGCAGTTCCGGCATGGAGCGGCGCGACATGCTGGCTGAAACCACCACAGCGGGCGGTTACACGGTGCAAACTTCGGTGGGCAACCTAATTCCGATCCTTGAGCCTCGTCTCATGGTGGAGGCTCTTGGGGCAACGGTCATGCGCGGACTTCGTGAGAATATCGACTTCCCCCGGAACGATGCGGACGCTGCCGCCGTGTGGGCTTCTGAGGTGGCGACCGCTACCGAAACCTCGCCGACTTTCGACCGGGTGCAAATGTCTCCTGAACGCCTTGTGGCCTTCACCGACGTGTCGCGCCAGGTGGTCATTCAGTCCTCGATTGACATGGAAAATCTGATTCGTCGCCGTCTCACCTTCGCCGTGCGCAAGGCCCTTGACGCTGCCGCAATCAACGGTTCCGGCTCGTCTGACCAACCCCTCGGCATCCTGAACACTTCCGGCGTGAATGATATCACGGTTGGAACTAACGGTGGCGTACCCACCTGGGCTTTGATCGTCCAGCACGAGACCGAGACCGCAATCGACAATGCGGATTTTGGCAAACTCGCCTACTTGATGACTCCGGGACTTGCTGGCCTCCTGAAACAAACCAAGCGAGACGTGGCCGGTAACGGCTTTATTTGGGAAGGGCCAAACATGAAGGCTGAGGTTAATGGCTACCGTGCTTTTGCGACAACCCAAATGCCTTCAACTCTGACAAAAGGCTCATCGAGCGGCACTTGTCACGCTTCGATTTTCGGGAACTGGGAAGAACTGATGATCGGACAGTGGGGCGGCATCGACATCCTCATCAACCCCTACACGAAGGGCAAAGAGGCTCTTGTGGAGATGATCGTGAACTCTTGGTGGGATGTCGCAGTGAAACACGCTGCCTCTTTCTGCATTTGCAACGAATTCACGCTGGCGTAAGCCGATTTAACCCCAAAAAGCCACTTTTTTCACTCTCACACACAACTCACGCACATGAAACACGTGTTTTTCCTAAAGGCTGGCACCCCGTACGGGTATGGCTATGCCGCCGACGAAGTCGGTGTTGTTCACGAAACTGCCCTGACTCGCAAGGAGGGCAAGCCAGCCAAAACGGTGGTTATCGCCCTCGGCTTGAAAGAACTGCTCGAAAAGGGTGTGGTTCGGGAGGCGAATGCCGCCGAAATCGCCGAGTACAAGGCTACTGAGGCTGCCGAAAAGAAGGCCGACACCCCCGCTCCACCACCTGCCGCCTAACCCATGCCCATCGAGATCATCACCCCGCCCGACAGCATCAATAGTTCCGAAGCCGCCGCGCTCACCGCGTCGTTCAAACTGTACCTCCGCGTTCCTGCTGCGCAAACGCAGCACGACGCGCTGATACTGTCGAACCTGTACGGCGCAAGGGCGTTTTTGGAAAATGCGACGGGGCGGGTGATGATTGAGACGGAATTTAGGGAGTATTTCGATGGTTGGCCCAAAAACGAGCGGGGCGAAGCCTCGCGGATCATCGAACTGAGCAAAGGCGTAGCCTCTGAGGTTGCCAGTGTCCAATACCTCGGCGAAGACGGCACCACATGGAACACGCTCGACCCTGCAAAGTACCGTACCGACCTGCTCTCTCCACTGCCTCGCGTCCAACTCGCCGACGGCGAAACTTGGCCCACTACCGACCTCTACAATGGCATGCTAAATGTTCGTGTCCAGTACACTGCTGGCTATGCCTCGACCGCTGCGCAACCTATTCCGCTTCGTGGTGCTGCTGCTTTGCTCGGCGGTGCCTTCTACCGCGCCGACAAGATTGAGGACAGTTTTGCGCTGGCGAGAAACTACTACCACCCCTACATTCTGAAACGGTAATATGGCAGCATTTTCCTTTATCGAGGGCCTGAGTTTTGCCCAACTGGATGAGTTGGTGCCGCTCCATGTCGTGCTGGACGAGGTGGACACCTCTACAGACGTGGACGCAAAGGTGAACCCGGTGGTAGACCTGCCCTACTGGACTCGTGGCAGCGTTGGCTTTACCATTGCGGAGCCTTTTGAGTTTTTTGAAATCGAGGACAGCCAGTGGCGCAACTGGTACTTTATCTGGAAGGGCTTTACCTACTTTTGGAACCAGGTGGTTCTTTTGCCGGGCCGTCAACTGCTCTTTGTCCACGCCATTTCGCCCAGTTTTTCCACAATCTCTACCGACCTCAGCGGGCTCCCGGCCTATGTCAATGATGACGAAGCCGTCGCCGCTGGCCTCGAAATTGGGATGCCGTACTGGGTGCTACCGGGTAGCGATTCCGTCCCTGCTGGCACCCTTGTCCGTGTCACCAACGCATCCGGCTACCCGAACCCATTCAGCACAGTACCCTTTGGGCTTGGCCAACTTTCGGCTTACGATTCTGACGCTGCCGCTACTGCTGCTGGCCTTGCTGCTGGCGATGCTTATTGGGCTGCCGCTGGCCACGACACCTACCCTGCTGATACCCTCGTCCGTGTCTCCTAACTTACTCACACTATGAAAAAACTACTCCTCCTTTTCCTTCCTCTCTTGCTCGCCCTCTCCACCGTTCGCGGCCAAACCATCCAATCCACCCCTGCCACGCCCCACACCCTCGGAACGCCTACCCACACGCCCAGCGCCTACGGCAGTCACCTGGCTTTTGACAAGACCAACGGGATTTTGTACCAGCGGCTGAGTGGGGCGTGGACGCGCGCTGTGGGAATACCGGCCTCCAACTCGGTGGATTCGAGCAAGGTGCTGGACGGCGGGCTTTCTCCGAACGATTTCGCCCAACGAGGGGCCAGTACTGGACAAGTAATGACATACACCTCGAACGGCTGGCGAGCGAAGTCGCTTAGCGGCGTTGGCGGCATTTACGGCGGCGATGGCTTCCTTTCGGAAGCCCTTACCACTGTGGGCCTATACAACCCCTCGACCTTCGATCCGCTCGAGTTGGAGTTTCGGATTTGGGATGATGGCGCGGCGCGAACTGTGGCCCGCTTTGGTGGGGCGAGCGGCGATGACGATGGCGACAGGTTTGGGTTGTACGCGTTCGATGAAAGCGGCGTGAAGACTATGGCATTCTACTCCGACGAGGACTCCAGCCCTACGGGCGGCATAATGATTGACGATCTTCGCGCCACGCCGCGCGGCCTTCAATACAGTGCGGACTACTCGGCGACGTACAACGACCGCTCCCTCGTCGATAAAGCCTACGTCACCACCGCCAACGCCACCAACGCCAACCTTACCGGCCCTGTCACCTCCGTAGGCAACGCCACCACCATTACCGCCAACTCCATCGACTCTACCCACATCGCCAACGGCACCATCTCCCCGAACGACTTTGCCCAGCGCGGCGCGAGTGTCGGGCAGGTGATGACGTACACGGCGAACGGGTGGAGGGCGGCGTCCGCCACCTCGCTTTCGGACGGCGACAAGGGGGATATTACCGTTTCAGGCAGTGGGGCGACTTGGGATATAGATGCCAGCGCGGTAGGTTCCTCTGAAATTGCTGCTAATGCCATTGACTCTACAAAAGTCGCCGCTTCCAGCCTTTCGCCTTCCGACCTCGGCTCCAGCGGGGCGAACGTGGGGCAGGTGATGACGTACACGGTGAACGGGTGGAGGCCAGCGGCGGGAGCCGCGCTTTCGGACGGAGATAAGGGTGATATCACGGTGTCTGGCAGTGGCGCGACTTGGAACATAGATGCGGGCGCGGTGGGCGCGAGCGAACTGGCCTCCACTGCCGTGGGCGCGGGTTCTTACACCTACGCTGGCTTTACGGTGGACGCGGATGGTCGTCTAACTGCGGCTTCGAGTGGCACCGCGCCTGTTGTGAATAACGGCAACTCGTTTGGTGCCGCCATGACGATTGGCACAAACGATGCCCAATCCCTAAATTTCGAGTACGCGGGCGTAGTTGTGGCGCAGTTCAACGGAAGCAGGCTATCGAATTATGGCGTAAGCACATCAGGCACGACGGCGATGGGAACAACACTATTTCACAATACCGAAGTTTCTGGCACCCCCGGGACAGGGTTTGGTGGGGCAATCGAGTTTGCTGGCGAATCTTCTACCGCCAACTACACCTCTGCCGCCAAAGTCGGTTGGCAATGGACGGACGCCACACACGCCAGCCGAACGAGCGAACTGGTTTTTCACACGGTGAATAGTGGCACGATGGCCGAAAGGATGTCTTTATCTGGGAGCGGCACGCTGGAAACCACCCGTGTCACGATGCAAGCGGGGACGGCGACAGCGGGGACGGCGCCGCTCAAATTCACCTCTGGCACGAACCTGACCACCCCCGAAGCCGGGGCTATTGAATTCGATGGCACGAACTACTACGCAACAGCGTCTACCACCCGCTACACGCTCGCCAAAACACTTACTGCCACTGCGTCGCTCAACTTTCCCTCTGTCGCTGCATCGACCTGCTCCGACCTCACGGTAACAGTTACTGGCGCAGCCGATGGGGACGGTGCCAGCGTTGGCGTACCAAACGCTTCGATACTGGCCAACGGCTCCTATACTTGGTGGGCGTCGGCTGCGAACACCGTCACTGTCCGTTTCTGCAATCACCAGACTGTTGGCGCACTCGACCCCGCTTCCGGCACCTTCCGGGCAACCGTCTTGAAGTACTGAAAATTGGCACACCCTTCGCCTTATCGCCCTGAAAATCAGGGTCATGCTCACTCAATTCCTTGTCGAATTTATGCAGGCGCAATACGCTGAAATCTTGCATCGGCTTGACCGTGTCGCCAACCATGTCGCCGCCGTTTCTGACCGCTTGGCAACTGTTTCCGATAGGGTAGAGCAACTCGAGCACCGAACTTTCAACTTTTCAATACTCACGCACACTATGAAAAAACCGCACATCCTCACCGTCGTAGCCACGCTCATTTTTGCACTCATGGCCTACTTCGGCTTCAGTCCAAACCTCGCAGTCGCTGGCGACATCGGCGAAGCCGCGAAGCAGGCCGCCGACGCAATCGCTACCCGGAACTGGATTCTGGGCATCAATGGCCTCGTGGCTCTCGGCGCGCTCGTCTGGGACTACATCAAGGGTGACAACGGCGAAGCCGGTGGTAGATAGCCCCCGCCTTCGCTACTGTCGTCCTGTGTTTTTGAATTGCCCGGCCCGGCCCTCGAAAGAGTGCCGGGCTTTTTTGTAATACCATGCCGAACGACGCGAAGCGCACGAAGCGGCTGCCGCTTGTCGCCGTTCTGGGCGGTAGCGCACTGGGCGATTTTGCCGCTTTGCGGGTGGGTTTGCAGCAGGGGCTGGGCTACTGAACGATTTGCCGAAAATTGGGGCCCAGCCTCTGCGTGTCGAGCCTTTTTGGGGCTGGGCAGGGGCTGGCGGCATTGCCGCCTTCGCCTGCCGCGCGTTGGCTGTGCCGTGTGGCGGAGCAACACGACTACGGTGCCGATTTTCCCGCACCACTGCCCCATGCAACAACCGCTCGACACTCCACTGCCTCGCGCTCGTCGTGGTCACCGCGCTTGGCCAAGGCTTTTCCGACTCTTGCGCTACTACCTGCTGGCATTCCTGCACCTGTCTCAGTAGCGGGGCCGACTGCAAGGGGCAAGGGGGCGCGGGGGAGCCCCGGAAAATAAAAAAGCCGTCAGTCTTTTCAGACCAACGGCTAAACCCCAAAAAACCAAATGAAAACAATCTTTCTTCTTGCCAGAAGTGGTACAAAACTACGCCGCCATTATCTATACCTGCAACTAAAATCCGATTAAAAACCCCCGCCCCACCGAAGCGAGACAGGGGCAATCGTCACCATGAACTACTTACCCGAATGGCGCTGTCGGGACTTCGCTCGCGGCCAGACATTTTTTGCTTGGCTTTTGCGCACTCCCCGTCTGTCACTTCGGGGAGAAATCCGCCTACGCCCTGTTGCTTAATTCGTTGTAGTTCTTCTGTTGTGCTGCGTGTCATGTTGTTGGTGTGGTTGTGGCTTGCGCCGGGTGAAACTGTATCTCCATTCGCTTCCCCATTTTCCGCACCCTGCCGCCAATCGTCTCGGCAGCGTCTTGCAGTGCGAGCAATGCAGACTCGCGTAGGTCATCGTCGTTGACGTAGGCCATTGCGTCGCCAAGCAAGGCAACTGCGCCCAGATACCGCATTTCCATTTTGGCGAAATTGTGCTGCTGCGTTTCCAGCAGTCGCAGCATTTCGGGCAATTTGCAAATCATCTCTGCGACTTCTCGATGCTCGGCCCACATTTCGGCAATCGTGCCTCCGTCTCCGTAGATGGCTATTTTTTTGGCGTTTCTGTGGTGCCTTGTGATGCGCCAAGCGTCTTGCTCGACCCTCATCTGTGTTATTGACTTCATGCTGCAATTTTGTAAGTGTTGACGTGTGTTTGAATGGTCTTTCCGCTCACCCCTATCTTCCGGCCAACCGCCTCCCGTGTCGAAGTTTGCCCGGAAGCAAGTAGCGCCGCTTCCGCCTCCCTAATCATTGCCGTCCTTGCTTCCGGGCTGGCCTCTTTCCACCTCCGCCCCGCTTCCGCCTCCGCTTCCGCCCTCGCCCTTTCCGCTTCCGCCTCACGCTGCTCAGCCTCCTTCCGCTCCTGCTCAATACGCTGCTTTTCAGCCACTTCTGCCGCTTCCGCCTTCCGCTTTGCTTCCGCCTCTTGCCTCTGCCTTTCCGCTTCCGCTTCCGCCCGCTTCCGACTTTCTTCCGCCTTCCGCCTTTCCGCTTCCGCCTGTACTTCCGCCCGCTTCCGCTCTGCTTCCACCTCTAACTTCCGCACTTCCGCCCTTTCCTTCCGGGCTTCCGCCTCTGCTTCCGCCTGTATCCGTGCTGCTTCCGCCCTTGCTTCCGCCTGCGCTCTTGCCGCTTCCGTCTGCTTGTTGAGTGCGATTATCAGACTGTCCTTTTCGGCTTGGGCCTGAATTTCTGCCAGCCTGATTTTCGCCGTCCTTTCCGCTTCCGCTGCCCTTTCCCTTGCCGCCATTTCTTCCGCCGCCACCTCTGCCACCCGCTGCCGCTCTCTTGTCGTTACCTCTGCTGCCGCCCTTGCACTCGTCGCCGACAACGCCCACAAATCCAGCGCAGCCATTGCCACTACCGACAACCATGCCCACGTCGTAGCCGTCCAGTCAAAGGGCAGCGTAGCGCGTAGCGCGAACTGGTCGTGATAGGCCATTTCCTCGAAGGTGGCAGCGAAAAAGCGGACCATCCAAGCCCCGACGAAGTATTGTCGCCTCACTGCGCCGCTGCTGTGCCGTTGTGCCCGGATGGTAGCAAACAATGCCAGGGCAATGGCAAGGCCAGTAGTTAGGCCAACAGCAGGGCCAACGGCAAGGGCCGGGGCGATGGCAGAAATGAGCAGGCAGATGTAGTTTATCCACGTTTCCGGGTGGTCTTTGAGGTCGTGGAGGAGGTGGTGGATTGTGTTCATGGTTACAGTTTTTTTGATATTTCTTCTACATATTCAGGGGCAAACACCCTTTCGTCGTCCAACAGGGCTTTTTTACTGTCGTATGTAGCCCACCTTGCCCGACTTCCGCCCAAAAAACACAGCGCGTCCGCGTCATTCGCTGGCCTCCGAAATACCTCGAAGGCGCTTAAAAAGCCCTTTGCATGGGCATTCCTCGCGCCAAAGCCTCTGCGAAACATGGCAGTATGAAACACGATGTAAGTGCCGTTTTTCCGCCTCAAGCCAACTATATCTCCTGCATGGGATACTATCTTCCTCAACTCGTCGGCTCGCCGCGCGGCAGCGGCTTCGTCCTTGTGTTCGGATTCACAGAGCCAGTCGCGGCCCGGCAACTGGTACCATGTGGCTGTGCCTCGCACTTCGATCTTTGTGTTCATGGCTGGCGGTTGTTTAAAGTGTGAGTTCTACTCAGCCGGAAGACATTCCATTGCGCGTTCGTAGGCAACATTGAAGCCGTAACGTGCGGCTTCATATCTGTTTGTAATGTTTCGATCTTCTATTCCGCATCCAAGTGCCTGATCTGGAATATCAATTTGCTCGATTCCTTTTTTCAGGTACTCCAATTGTTCGGTTGCAAGTTCAAGCCGGGTAAGTGCGACATTTAGCGCGTCCCGCTCGTTTCCTCCGTTTTCGGCAATGAATTTATTTATTTCTTCTGAAACAGTCATTTGTTTAAAATTTAAAAGTGAGTAGAACTATGCGTGTGCGTCAATGCTTCGTAAACCTTGCACCTTCGCACACGCTCACGAAAATACCGCCCCACTTTCCAGCAGGGCGGCGGTGTCCAAGTCAATGCAGTTTTATTCCCAGTTTGTTCAGATTTGCCCTTACCGCACTCTCCACCATCCTCACTCGCTTAGCCAAATCCTGTATCCTCGCCTCATCCCTCACTACCTTCACGATCACCAGCCTATGCCGCTCCTCCTTCGGTCTTGGGTCGTAACTCACAAAATCACACTGCGCCTTCCCGGTTATCCACATATGCCCATCAACCTGATCCCTGTAGTCTTCTGGCACCTTTCCAGAAAGGAGCGTCCTGACGTGGTTTTTCCCTGTGTGCGGACACTTTACCTCCAACCCGTACCCCCTTCCTACAGCATCCGGTGTACACCCAATCAAGTCGCTCCCTTTCAAGTGGAAAAACTTACCCCGTACCACCTTCCGACGTGTCGCCTTTTCGTACAACCGTATCGCCTCAGCCTCATGCTCTAACCCCCAATCCGTCGCCTTGCTGCTCTCAAAATCACTGGCCGGTAGGCCTGTCAACCACTCCCAGATTATCTCATTCACCCAGGTCGTCGCCCCCACTCCCAACCCGTCGCCTTTCGCGTTCAATCTTGCCCTGTGGAACTGGCTCCCGGTGATTCGCCCATTGTGGACGGCGTTCCAAGCGGCTTGCCGCTCACTACCCTGACCGTTCTCAGCGTACCCGCTGGCGACAAGAGAGCCGCCAGCAGGTACCTGAAGATCATCCATGCTCTCCGCGAACTGCGCGGCTTTTAGCAGTAGTTCAGGCTTCATTTTTCAGGAATATAATTTTGAACGTTTGCTTGTTTCGGCCACCTTCTGTTGGTTCCAACCCCAGATAGGTTATCTCTACCCCAGTGCCTTTTGGTGGCCGATGGTCGTGCATGGTTTTCAGGATGTCAAACGCCTGATTCACCTCCATTGCCTCTGTTTCATGGTTGTAGAGAATGACCGCTGGCCCGTACAACTGCTCCCCTGTGTTCTCGTCGCAAATCGGCTCTTTTGTCTTGTAGTCCACCAGTGGCCGCGCCGTCCAGCCCATGAAAGACCTGCGCTGTGGCTGGCCCTTCAACTTGCTGAATTTCAGGTAGGTTGTCACCATGTTGATGCTGCTTGGCACAGCGGCGTTGATATCCCTTCCCCGTACCTCCTCCATTACACCGAGCAAATCTTCGGCTGCGGACACCTCAAAGTCGGCGGCATTTCCCTGTGTTATAAGTTGGCTGGCTTTTGGTTTTGCGGGCAGTGTGGACTGTTGTGCTGTGTTGGACATGATTTTGAAATTGAGAAATGATTGAGAATGAATTGATTGAGTTCGTGTGTGTCCTTGTAAATCGCGTTCAGTTCCAGAAATCGCCCCACCACCCCTTGCAACTCCTCCCGTAGCCGGGCAATCTCCTTTTCCTGTTGTCGTAGTAGGTCGATTTCGCTTTGCACCCACATCGCCGCGCGGACGTTACCCCGCGCGGCTTGTTCGGTGATGTAGGTGGATTTGCGGGCGATGAGGGTAGCGGTGGTCATGGCGCAATCATCGAAAATGCTTTTTGCAATTTCTCGCGCCCGGCCTCCCCGATTGCGTGGCTGTATGGGTTCAGGATGTCGCACAGGTCTTTTACTGTGCCTTTGAGTTCTTCAATTCTCGCCTCTGCCTTTTCTGCCCTTTCTTTTGCGTAGAAAACTGCGTCAATCATCCCCAATACTGACACCTCCCCGATTCCCCCTAATTGCTCCAGTCGCTTCTTGATCTCTTTCAGTTCGCGGGCGGTTTCTGGGGCGGCGGCGATTGCTCCAGACACGCTTTCCCAGTCCGCCAGTTCGGTGTTGACGGCGCAGACCGTTTCCCCGTCTCTGCACACCAGTCCGTTGCTTCCGTATTCGTACCAGTTTTCCATGTTATTGTATTGAATTGATTGTGAAAAATAGCCCCCGCCCGCTGGCTCGGCGTAGCGAGGGCCGGGTGAATTGATCAGAAATTGCCAGCAATCCAGACCAGCACCACGTCGCCCACCTTCACGTCACCGTCGACGGGCTTGATGATGTGCTGATAAGACCCGTCAGGCAGCACCGAAAACAGCACCACCACCGCCCGCTCGTCTTGGTAGAGGTCGATTCCTGTCACTGAGATTTGCGCCCCTGTGACCAGGGTAATCGTGTTGGCTTTCTTGTTGACGGTAATGATGCCCGTGTACCCCGTTGGCGTGTCGGCCCCCACCTTCCCCGGATACTCGAAAATGCTGCTTTCGCCCACTCGAAGGAAGGCATTTGGCCGCATCGTGGACACTGGCGCCTGTGCCTCTGGCAAGGGCGACACAACCCGGCGGGCGCAGAATTGGGCGGTGAGGAGTAGGGCCGCAAGTGCGGCAAGCATTGAATTTCGCATGGTGAAAAATGTGAAAAGGTGAAAAGTGAGGGGCGGTGGAGCCGCCCCGTGTGACTAATAGGCAAGCCGCAAATCTTCAATGCGGCACTGATCGCGGTACTCGGCGGCTTCGCCCAGGTCTTCGTGATACTTTTCGATCAGCGCATCTTCCAGCGCCATAAGTTCCTCTGGCTCTAACCCACAGATGTACACGCTTCGCCCATTCTGGATATCAGTGCCTTGTAGCACCACGCCCCCAGCGATGACGCGCAGGCCGAAAACGAACATTCGATCTTCCCCCTCCTCGCACCAATCCGGATTTCTTGAAATGTTTGCCGTAGCGATAACGGCGACGGGGCTGTTTTGCCCAATGGTGGTGTGAATGCAGACTTGCATGGCTCAGGAAAAATTAGAGGGTGGAAAAATCGGATTCGAGTACAACCTGTGATGCTTCGTACTCGTCGGCAACGCGCCCGACCAACTCGGTGGCCTGAAAAACGGCAGTGGGCGAAACCTGCACCCGCCAGTGCTGGCCGAAAAGATGCTCGATGTGAAACACGCCCGGAACGAGCGAGCAGGGACCTGCGGGCAGGATGCGGTCGGTGAGGATGTCGAGAAAGACGGAGGTAACTTGCATGACTTGACTTGCTTGATTGATTGATTGTGAAACTAACTGGTACAAAGATGCGGCAATTATCTGATATTCTGGTAGTTTTTCGACGAATAAATAAAAACCTACGCAAACAGCGACGGCGCAGCAGGAGCCGCTGGCCGAAACCACCAACCCGGCGCGGGCGAATGCCCAACGGAAACCAGCCAGACGGGCAGCGGAGCGGACGACCACACCAGCACAGCCGCGCCCAACTGCACAGCCAACGCACACGAGGCCCAAGAGCCAGAACCGCCACCAGAGAAGGCGGAGCCAGGGCGAACGCCCGCCGGGCAGGGCTGCCCAGCAGCCGGACACACGACCAGCACACCCCCAGCACCGGCCACAGCCGACACCATGGCAGCAGAGCGAGCCGCGAGCGCGGCGGGCCGCTGCGAAGCGGCAGCGAACACCTGCGCAGACGGCACCGCCGAACGCACGGCAGCATCTACGCCGGGGGCGCAACCCACGAGAACGGGACCACCAACAGGCAGCGAGGGCAGTGCAGACAGGGCAGCAGCAACAGCAGCAGGGCAGGAACGGGAGCCGGAGAAACCGACAACAGGGAAGACGGATAACAACATGGCAAGAAGCGGCCGGGGAAAAGCCCGAAAGCCCTGCAAAATACAACACAACTATCTGATAGCCAAGCAAATAGAGCCAACACATCCCCAAAAGATACCAACAAAAAGATGACAAAACCACCGAAAACGCGAAGCCGAAACCAGCCCAAGCCGAACGACGCGGAGCGCAACCAGCACGGGGCGAAGCCACCGCAGCGCGGGCGGCGGCCCTGAGCGCGGCAGCATGAGCGGCGGCAGGGGGAGAGCAGGGCGGCCCGCCCCCGCACCCCAACAAAACCAAATGGCCGAGGGCCCCGCCCTGCCGCTGCTTGTGCGTTGGCCGTAGCCGAGCCTTGCGGGCGGGTGTGGGTGTCGGCAGGGTGGGTACGCGGGGCGGCAAGGGGGCGGGCCGCCGTGCGTTGGCCGATGGGCGCGGCTGCCACTGTGGAGCGGCGGTGGGTTGGGCTGGCAGCCGCTGTGGGCGGGGGCATTGTGGGCGGGGGCTTTGGGGTGGCGGGGGCTTTGCGCGGAGCCTTTGCGGGGTGGTGGGCGACGGCGCAAAAACGAGCCGATTGAGGACATCTGGAGGCGGCAGCAACACGACCACGATACCGCTGGCGACATCGAGGCGGGCTGTCGTGGTAGCGGTAGCGCAGATTGCGTTTGCCGCTGGCGACCTTTCGGCGCATTCCACAAAAAAATATCTCAAAATAATCTTCCAAATGTTACCAGCATTCAATCATTCTCCCCACCTTTGCTACCATGAAACAAGCAATGATCAATACCGGTATCACGATTCCCGAAGAAATTCACCGGGCTGTAAGTCAGGCTGCACAGTCCGGTAAGGCGACACAGAAAAAGGGCGTTTCAGCCAGTAGCATCGTTTGTCGCTGCGTTGAAAAGGCTTTACCCGAAGTCTGTCAAGAACTTGATCTTCCCGCTCCGATTGGCGCGTTTTTGCTGGCTGGTCAATTTGGCCGCTACGAACTCGCCAAACTCATGGAGACTGTTTTCCAGAATGGCCTCGACACAACTTTCTCACCCTCTCACCCACCCACAACATGACATGCCCACTCCCAGCACCACTTCCACATTCTCCTTTTTTCTTTGGCCTGAGCAGCCACGACCGGACCCTATCGCCCCAGCCCAGCAACTCAACCCCGAATCTGACCCCAAGCGCGTCAGCGGGCGAGAACTTGCCGAGCGCATGCGGGCCAAGCGTCGCGCCTCTGATCAATGGGAGACTGAAAATGTCCGTACAGTACGCCTACGCCCGCCGACACACCAGCAGCCAGTTTCGGGCAACGGTCAAGCCAAGCAAACGCCGTCTACTGCCGCCGTCTCGCCAACAGCGCCCTTTGACCTCGATCCATACGGATGGGCTTTTCTCTTTTGGGTCACTGGACTTGTCGTCTGGTTCCGTCACCCCCAATTCTTCACTCACTGGGTCGTCTTTGCAGCCGTCGTGTTCCTTGTCGCCCCCGCTCAGTATCTGATTCGCACTGCTTTATTCATCGGGGTAGGTTGGTTCCTGCTTCACAAATATCAAATACTATGAAAACCCTTTTGTATGATCCCGGTGTAGCCCTCGACTGGTCAACTCCAGTAAACCCAACTCTTGAAGGCCTCCAACGTCGCTCTGACGGTCTGTACATTTCAAAGGATGCAAGTCCACTGACGAACGAGGAGGAGCGTCGGGCCCACTTTCGCAATAGTCAGAATACTGGAGCATCTTGGCCCCTCAGCCAGCGGCAGAGTTCTCGCCTTACTGCTCTCAGAGCGGCTTACGGAAACGATTCCACCTGCAACTAACCACGGCCACAACGACACGCGCCAACCAACACAGTCCACACCGCCAACTTTTTCTCGCTCACGCATTCTGACATGACACCCACACCCAACTACTACGCAGTCATCCCTTCCTCCATACTCTACCACAAGGAGTTGTCTGCGGATGACAAACTTTTTTACGCTCGCCTGACGACGCTGGTTGGGCAGAGCAAGGCTTGTGAAATTCAGCGTGCTGACCTGCCCTTTGATGCAGAAGCCCGCCTTGCTTGCTTGACGGCCTTTGGTTATCTTTCTTTCCGCACGTATTCCTCCGCTTTTCAAATCATCCTGGCATGACACTGCAACCCACCCGCTCCAACCGTGAACACTCTTTTGATTGGGAGTTGGCGGTCATCGTCGGCCACGAAAAGGCTATCCTTTTGAAAAACATAGCCTACTGGTGCGAGGAAAACCAGCGACGGGGCTTGGTTGATTATTTTCAGCATGGCCAGTGGTGGGCCCGTGAGAGCCTAAAAAGCCTGTCCCGCAAGTATCCCTACTTCACGATGCCATCTATTTCGCGTTGGGTGAACCAGTTGTGTGATGATCGGTGGGTTAGAATGTTCGGGCAGTCTGGCGGTACAAACTTCTATGCACCCGGTGAAGTGTTCATCGCATGGAATTCTGGCGCAGACTGGAAAGCATTGGTTAATAGCCGATTACAGGGGGGTTCTCAAAATGAGAACCCTGTAGACCTTCTCAAAATGAGAACCCCTGTTTCTCAAAATGAGAAGGTGGGGGTTCTCAAAATGAGAAACAGGGGTTCTCAAAATGAGAAGCATGAATATAGAGATATTGAGTGCCAAATAGATGTAGATGTTGAGTGTGGCGCACGCGCGCAAAAACCAACAACATCTACTTCGAGGAGAAAAAGCGACACATCTATGCCTTCAAGCGGCGCGGCGCGGCCCACTACCTTCGCCGAATCAGCCTGGGCCAAAGAGCATCCAGAGGCATGGCGCTGCGCCCTTGTGGCCGAAACCAATATCCCCGACCTCGATGCCGCGTGGTACTTCAACCGAGTGAAGGACTGGAGCGCGGAAAAGACCTCAACCTCGGCTAATTGGGTAGTCACCGCCGCCAAATTCGCCAGAGACGACCAACGGAAACAAAAACTCGTCACCCTCCAATCTATCACCGACCATGACCAGCCAAGCCACAGCAACCCCCGCCCCAACCAGTCAAAGCCAGCCTTCCGCCTCACAACAACCCCAGACGATGTCCGTAACGTCGTGGAGGCCGCAATTGCAGCCCGTAGCCGTCGCTACGGGGTTGGAACTCCGCGTAGTTGAATCGGTAGCCGCTGGCCTTGAATGCTCGATGCGTAGGATGGATGAGCGCGAGGTGTTGGTGAGTCTTGGAATTGTGCTGCAGCGGTGCGTGAAAAACTACTGTGGTGGTGGAAATGCTAACGCTGAGCAATTTGGAGAGTCGGTTGATTTTGTAATGAGCCAGTTTGGGCACCTGGGTATTGATGAGGTTTCGGAGGCCTTCCGCTTGGCTGCTGCTGGCAAATTTGAGGCTGACTTAACGGGCTACTACGGGCAATTCCCCATCGCTTCACTCGGTAAACTACTGGTGGGCTACGATGATTACCGGAAACGCGCAGTCCAGGCACTGCGCCGCGCGGAGAGCGACGCAAACTACCAAAACCAGTACCATTTGGCTCGAGTGTGGTGGCAAAGCGAAGCGGGCAAACGTGCGCAAGATGAATTTCAAAGCCGCCGCGTGGTAACGCTCCGAATGATGGAGCGGCCAACGGTGGATGATGTGACTGCCTACGACTACATGATTTTGGTGGAGCGCGGCCATGTCGCCCTTTCGTTGGCTGAGAAAAATGCACTGATGGAAGATGCTGTGCCATTACTGAAACTTGAATTGATGGCACAGCAGCAGGGCAGGGGATTGGGTGAGCGCATTGAGGCGGCGAAGGCGCTGGATGGACTGCGAGACTCGACGGAAAAGCAAAAGGTGCTGGCTCAACGATTGGCGGTAGTGAGGTGGATAGAGCAACAGCAGGCCTCGGCCCCCTGACACGGTACATTCACTCAGATTATACGGGTACCGGGTTGAGCCGCCGAAAAGTCGGCTGGCTCCCCGGTTTTTGGAAAAACAATTTTCGATGAAGGGCGGACGGCCCGGCGCAATGCTGATAGTCCGATATGTTTCTTGGCCTCGACAAACGTGTCGGGGCAACCGGGAGGGCAACCGGAGATGGGCGAGCGGCTAAAAGGATGTGCTGATTTTCTGCCGCTTTGCATTGGGTTCGATTCCCGACTCTCTCACGCAATCCATAGTTACAAGAGTGATCTTGGCCCGGGCGGGCGAAAGTCCGCTCGGTTTTTCTCTCACCTTTTCAACACACACTCATCATGTCGAACATCACAATCATCCCCGAAAAACAAACTTTCCGCGCCGAGGTGCTGGTAGACTCCGAACACGGCGAAGTCAAAATTGCCGTCAAATGCTCCATCAACTTCGAGCGCATGACGCACAAGTGTCTCCCGGTTTTCACTACCATCCACGAGGGCAAAAAATTCAACATCCCAGCGATGGAAGCAAAAGACAAATGCGTGGAACACTGTGATCGACTGCTCAATGACCATCGCGCCGCGCACGGTTTAGAGCGTCAACTGGCACTGAACTTTGGTGACTCTGCTCAATCTGACTCCGATGACGACCAACCCCTCCGCGCCTCTGCCTGACCTCCGCGCCTCGCTGCTCCTGCAAAAGGTTCGCAACCGTAGCCCGCTACATTTCTCTGACATGGTTCAGGCAGTACAAGCGGGCTACGGATGCACTCCAAGCCAAGCGGCGGGCATCATCGAATCTGCGAAATCACAGGGCTACTTCAAAGAACTATCCGGCTTCCGCCTACAAATCATCGTACCACATGACACGCTCGAAACCTGACACCAAATCGGCCCAGTTCGAACTTATCGGCAAAATCTGCGACTACATGAACACGCGCGGGTTTTTTGTGTGGCACCAAGCAAATCACGGGCGGTTCGATGCTGACCATGCTGAGGAAAGGCTCGTGGAACTGGTAACTACACTGCGCTCGATGCCGAACGTGCCAAAAACTCAGGTGCAAAAAGCGGTGAAAGCAGCGCTCGCAGAGTCTTGGCGCAGGGTTCCACACACGATCAAGGGGGTAGGGGACATCATTGGACTCCATCGAGGCAAAGGAACCTTTGTAACGGTGGAAGTGAAAATTGGTGCCGACAGGCTCAGCGACGATCAAACTACATGGCTGGCCCGCGTTCGAGATTTCAACGGTAGGGCGGTTGTGGTTTCTACTTTTCAGGAATTCAGGGGCCTATTTGAAGCCCGCAAAGCCAAAGCCAAACCGGAAACGGACAATCAACCCGGGGCGGCACAGTAGTCAACACCCCCTTTCACGGAAGCCTCCCACATCGGGCGGCTTTTCGTGGTAAAGGGTAGTTGGCTTTATCTTTGTAAAAAAAAACACCATGACAGACGAACAATTGCTCGACTACGCCAACCTGCACCTCTTGGAAAACCCGCGCGCCGCGCCATCCAGTCCATAACACACCCTTCTGACTGGCAAAACCCGATTCGGCGCGCTGCTGTCTTTGTCTGGTCGTTGGCATCTGAGCGGTGGGTTTTTTACACGTTCGAGAATGTTTCTGTTGCGCTGGATTCTGGCTGGCAGGAGGAAGATGACACCCTGCTCTCTTTGGGATGGCAACTAAAATAGCATTCAAATAGATGGAAAACGAGCAAAAGCAACCCGCAAAGCGCGTAAAACTCGGCGGTCGAGAAAAAGGCACCCCGAACAAGGTCACACGCGACCTGCGCCTCCGCATCTCCGATTTCCTCTCCACGAACTTCGCCACACTCGAAGCCAAAATGCTGGAACTCGAACCGGATGCCTACTGCCGAACCTATACCGCGCTGCTTCCCTACGTCATGCCTCGGCAAAAGGAGATTCAGGCCACAGTATCCGGTGGTGGCGGCTTCGCAATCGTGCTACCAGACAACCAGCGCGACAACTTTAACCCTGCTGATCTCGACGAATTATGAAAATACTCTGCTCTCTCCTTGGCCACCGAATTACTAACCGCACCTGCACACGTTGCGGCTTCTCCGCCACAATGCCCCGCTTTCCATCGCCTTCGGAGCCACCGCCGTCCAATCCACGCATACCGAGTTACCCGCCACCACCAAGAACCACCACCACCGAAACCAGTAGCGAGCCTCGCCCATGACCCCACCTCGCCAACTTATCTGCCCTCAGCCCGGCTTTCAGACTTCGTTTCTGAGTAGTCGGGCTGATATCGTGATAGGCGGCGGCGCAGCCGGTGCAGGAAAGTCTTACGCGCTACTCATGGAGCCGCTTCGACACGCTGGAAACCCCGGCTTTCGGGCTGCAATCTTCCGGCGCACTACTGTCCAAGTGAAAAACAGCGGTGGTCTATGGGATACCAGCAAAGAAATCTACCTGAAACTCCGCAACGATTCCGGCCAACAACCAAGCCCCACCGAAGCCCCACCAAAATGGAAATTCCCCTCTGGCGCAACCCTGCTATTTTCCCACCTCGAACATGAGCAGACGAAGTACGACTGGGACGGCGCGCAAATCGCCTTTCTCGGCTTCGACGAACTCATACACTTTACCCCCGGCCAATTCTGGTACCTCGTCGGTCGCAACCGTTCAGCCTGTGGTGTTCGCCCCTACATCCGTGCTACCACCAATCCTCAGACTTCGGGATGGGTCAAACGGCTAATTTCATGGTGGATTTACCCCGACGATCACCAAGCCGAACACCTGCGCGGTATGCCGATACCGGAACGTGCGGGCGTAGTGCGCTACTTGGCAAGATGGAGCGAGGCCAGTTATTGGGGCGAAAGTCCAGCGGATGCAATGGCTCAACTTCCTGAGGAGGGTAGGGCAGCGTATCGGGTGGCGCTTGTCAAGTCCGTCACATTCATACCTGGCACCCTTGACGACAATCTCGAACTAACAGAAAAAGATCCCGGCTACGAAGGCAACCTGCTTTCGCAGGACAAGAAACACGGTGGGCGGCTTCGTCGTGGCTGCTGGTATGATGCCGAAGGCGAGAACGAACTATTCCGCTACGAAAACCTCCACGATCTATTCACCAACACCTTCACCCCGCCCGGCGAAAAGTATATGACCGCTGACATTGCCATGGAGGGCAGCGATTGCCTTCGGATTGGTATTTGGTCGGGCTTGCGCTTGGAGAAAATCTACTCTTGGGATAAATCGGACGGCAAAATGATTTGGGAGCAAATGCAGAAACTGGCACATGAGCACTCAGTACCCGGCAAAAACATTGTGTTCGATGCTAACGGCGTAGGTAATTTTCTCAGCGGCTTTTTCAAATCCTCGCACGACTTCCGCTCCCAGCACACCCCACTTGAAGAAAAGCCAGTCGAGGGCAGCAACACGGTCAAAGTAGACTACAAAAACCTACGCACTCAGTGCGCTTTCTGGCTGGCCCGATTCGTGCAGGATGGGAAAATCTACCTGAATGTCCCGGTGGAAATGGAGCGCGATGCAATCATCGAGGAATTCGAGGCCCACAAAAAAACCGGGCAAAACGCTACTGGCAAACTCACCATCACCCCGAAGGAAGAAATCAAAGCCCTGATTCGCCGAAGCCCTGACTATTTTGACATGATTTTGATGAGGATGGTGTTTGAAATCGTCCCACAGAAACAATCTTGGCTCACCACACCAAAACCCGCTGGCTATGATGACTGACCACGACCTCACCACCAACAAGGGTTACATGAAACGGTACTATGAACACGTCCAAGCCGCTTCGGACAGCCCCGACCGAATGAGCAAGGCTCTAAATTGCGTTGAGAGCGATCTTCGCCAGCAGCACGGCCTACGACGCTACTCCACCCTCAATTCTCTCCGTGCCGCCACATCTCGCAAGCGTGACAGGGGTTGTAGGCTTCGCCCCGCCAAGTAATTAACCAGCCGCTTGCCTACCCGCTCCGCGCACTTGCACATTTGCTGCACAGTTTGCGCACATGGCACTTTCACTCGATTCCTTCCTTCCTGCATTCATGGGTACCCGCGCGGCGAAGCCTGCGCCTGTGGAGAATCGCGCTGTCGAGGTGGTGCCGACTGAATCCCGCTCTTACTCGCTCAGTGACCCCCAATTCTGGTCGTACTTTGGTTTGGGTAATCGCACGAAGGCCGACGTGCCGGTAACGGAACTCTCTATCCTTGGCAATTCTGCTTTCTACTCGGCCTGCCGCTACATTTCCGAAGGTGTGGCCATGCTCGACCGGGGCGTGAAACGCCGCAAGCAGGGCCGCGTACTGGATGCGGAGCAGCACCCGGTGGCCGAGTTCCTGAATGATGCCCCCCACCCACACTACACTTGGTTCGACCTGATTTGCGCCCTACTCGTCAATGCTCTTATGGGCAATGGTTACGCTCGAATCTGGCGCGACCCGATGACCATGCGGCCCGTCTATGTCGAACACCTGCCACAGTCGGCGGTGTGCGTGGATTACGACCAGCGGGGCAATCTCTACTATCGCGTTTCTGGTGCAATCGGCGGCAAATCAGTGAATTACAGCCTTCCTCCATCGGACATCATTCATGTCAAGAACCTATCGCTCGACGCACTCACGGGCCTCACCACTACATTTCTACATACTGACATTCACGGCGCGGGTATCGCCCTGAACCAATACAGCGCGGCCACCCTCGGCAACGGCGCAGCCCCGTCCATTGCAATTTCGAGCGATGATGAACTTACTTGGCCCCAACTGAAAGAAGCGCGTAAGAACTTCATGGACCAGTACTCGGGCAGTGCGAATGCTGGCGTACCCATTTTCCTGTCCAAAAGCCAAAAAATAGAATACCTGAGCCTCAAACCCCACGAAGTAGGCTTTGCCGAGTTTTCCAGTATGAACGTCGCCGACGTGGCCCGCCTGACGAAAGTTCCCCTCGACCTGCTCATGGTGGAAAATGGTGGCACCTATGGGGCTGGTGTTCAACGCTCTCAGGACTTTCTCACCCACTGCCTTCGCCCTTGGATTGAGCGGTTGCAAGAAGAATTTACGGCGAAACTTTTCTACGTCAACGAGCGCGGGCGGTATTGGATGGAGTTCGACCTTTCTATGTACTTGGAACTGGATCGCGCAGCAGAGGTGGAGTCGTTGACCAGAATGGTGGCCGGTACAATAATGACCCCGAACGAAGCCCGCTTAAAACTCGGCCTCGACCCCGTGCAGGGTGGCGACGAACTGCTGACCGACATCAACCAGGTGCCATTGAAAAACGTGCTCGAGGTAGCCCTCGCCAAATACCTCTCCTCGGAAGGCGAAAAGAACCAAGGCGATGCCGCAAGCCAAGCCGCCGACATTGAAGATGCAGCCGAAGTCATTGACGATACCAAACCAGCCCCAACAGGGGCAGCAAAGACAGATACCAATGGACAGCCACAAGCATCTTGACCCATTTTTTACCGAATCTGAACCCGAAATAAGGTCTATCGAAGGCGGCAAAACGACCGTATTCGGCTACGCGGCAAAGTTCAATTTGCCCAGCCGCCAGATGACCACAAAGAAGGGTGTGAAGTTCACCGAAAGCATCGCGCCCGGCGCGTTTGATGGTGCTGATTTTAGCGACGTTCAGTGCTGCTTCAATCACGACGAGCGACAGTTTTTGGCCTCTGAACCCTCACTGAAATACGGCGTAGATGCTACTGGCCTTTACTACGAATACGAACACGACCCAAGCGACCCCGTACACGTCACAGCCTTGCGCCGTATCCAGCGGCGCGATGCCAAAGGCAGTAGTTTCCAATTTCCGGCACTCCCTCCTGACTGCTACGAACTGCGCGATGCTGGCGGCGGAATCAAACACAGGACGATTACCAAGTTTCCTCGCATTGCCGAATTTGGCCCCGTGTTCACCCCGGCCTACCGAGATACCACCGCCTTCGCTCGCTCGCTTGACGAAACCGCCGACGAGGAACTACACGAAACTCCAGAACTACCCGGCCCCAACATCAAAACCCGCGAAATCCAACTCCGACAATTCAAAGCCCTTCATCCGTAGGGTTCGCTTTTCACAAAAATAAAATACAAACACATGAAAAATGCCACTGCGGAGCAGATGAAAGTCGCCCGCGAAAAACTGGGCGAAGCCATCGAGAAGCGGAACGCGGAGCGTGCCGCCGCTGATGCAATCGCCAACCGCCTGACCGATCCCGGCTGGGATGAGGCCAAGGATGGCGCGGCCCTTGATTTGGCGCAGCGCAATCTCAAGAATGCTCAGCGTTTGGTTGAAATCCAAACCGACAAGGTTGCTTCACTCGCAGCCGATTCGGAACTTGAGCAGCGCATGGCAGGGTGGGGCGGTGGAGCCGCGCCTTCTGACGGCACCGCCCCCGGTGTTTCCGTCCTACCTTCTGGCCGTCTCGGTGACAAATGGGAGGGCGCACGCTCAGAATTTCGCATGCTTCGCGCTGCAAAACTCCTCGGTGAGCGGAAGCCGCTC